AAAGGAAATTCAATAAAAGACTCACGCGGGTGCATTCTCCTGGGCGAGTCCTTCAACCCTGGTGAAACCGTAGGATCGAGCCGGAGTGCGTTTGGCGAATTTCTAGATCGCACCCAGGAATACGATCATTTTATTCTTCATATAACGGAGGTGTAAAGATGGAATTCATAGCTGGTTTTATGGCCAAGGCGCCGCAATGGCTCCAGGCGATCGCGGGAGTAGTGACTGCGCTTACTGCAATCACAATGCTAACGCCCACGAAACTCGATGATAAAGCGCTAGGCCATGCGACCAAGTACATCAACATGCTGATCAAACTTTGCAACATGGGTGCGGGAAATATCCTGGCCAACAAAAATAAAGATGATAAAGGAAAATTCTAAATGATGACGGTCATTATTCTCCTGGGCATTTTAGGCGCCGGAGGGTTTTGGATGTACCGGCAGGGTTTAGCCAGCGCGGAAAAAGATAACCTGGAATCCGATTTAGAAAAGTTAAAAAAAATAAATGAAATGGACAAAGGCCATGACCAGGCTACTGATGATTTGCTCAATAAGCTGTCTAACGCTCCTAGCGTCCTGCACAACAAAGACGACCGCAATTGGTAAGCTCTACTCGGCCCCAAAAACACCGGAATGCGTTGTCATGATAGAGGGCTATGGCCTTTACGATTATCGAAATTGTAACCAGCAGGAAATAGGGCAAGCCTGGGTAATGGAAAAAAGAACAAGAGAAAAGTACGAAAAGCAAATCGCAATCATCAATGAATAATGTCTTATGTCAGCCCAGATAACCGCGATGAATACCCGGTTCATTTATTCAATAAAAAAAGATCGCCAGGAAAAAATAAAGAATCAAAGAGACTTTTTTTTGAATGCAGGGTGTACGACAAATTCGGAAAATTATTAAGAATTGAAATGAGGCCCCCCATAGATTTTATAAGTGAAACGATAGATTTGAGTAGTTTTGATCACTTGTTTACCGGCTACATAGGGCCTGGCAACGTAAAAAACTTTATAAAAGGAAAGGAGAAATAACATGCCAAAAGGTGGAAAGCTGCCTTATCCGGGTGGGGTAGGAAGTCCTAAACCCAAAAAAAAGAAAGTTAAAAAACCTAAAAAAAGAAAATGAACTATCAAACAGAAGGCGCCATTGTCCTGGATGGATTGGAAGACGCGATCATTGGGCAAACAACCAGGAACGGAGAAGAGGTCCTGGCTTATAGCGCTGACAAGATAATAGATATCCTGGTTAAAAGAGATGAAATGGAATACCAGGAGGCTCTTGAGTTCTACGAGTTTAATATTGGGTGCTTATGCGCGGGTGAAAGAACACCTGTTTTAATTTGGGATTTAGAAATAAATGAAAATGAAAAAATTAACTAGTAAGCAAAAGCAGTTTGCTAATGAATATTTAATAGATAGGAACTGTACACAAGCAGCAATTAGAGCGGGTTACAGCGAGAAGACAGCACATTCTCAAGGCAGTAGGTTGTTAAAGAATGTTGAAGTCAACGCAATTATCAACAAAAAGTTAACAAAATTAGAAGAAAAGGTAGGTCTTTCAGCTGAAAGAGCCATGGAAGAGGTTAAAGCGATCGCAACCAGCAATATCATGGATGGTATGGAATACGATGAAAATACCAGGGAGTTTTCTTTTAAGACTCCCGACCAGGTTCCTGCTGAATTTTGGAAAGCAGCCCAGGAAGTGACTGTTTTCCAGTTGCCTAATGGCGGGGGCATGGCCACTAAAGTAAAGATGCACCCAAAGCTCCAGGCTTTAAAAATGGAATACGATCGCCATAAGTTAAGCACTCCAGAAACCACAACCAATAACATTGCCAATATGCATGTAAATATCCTGGAGATAAATGAAGCCAGAAGAAGGGCTGGAAAGGATGAAATTAAAGACCATTGATTTTAAAGAAGGTTCCTAACGGTTAGGAAACCCTTTGCAAAGGGTTCTACTACCTACTACCTACTACCTACTACCTATTTATATTAAATGAACGTAATTGAAACAGAAAAAACCGCAGCGGATCATCTTGTAGAAGACATTGCTTCCTTTCGAGATGATCCTTTAGGTTTTGTTAAATACGTTTTTCCCTGGGGAAAAGGTGACCTGGCTGACCATACCGGACCGGATAAATGGCAAGCTGAATTGCTGGAAGATGTCGGGAGACATATTCGGGAAGGGGATGGTGCTGCCTACCAATCTTGTACGGCTTCGGGGCATGGTTGTGGGAAAGGCGCCGTAACGGCATGGCTTATCCTCCATCAGATGGCGTGTCGTAAGAATTTAAACGGAATAGTAACGGCCAACACCCAGATGCAGCTTCAAACGAAGACATGGAGAGAGTTGGCACTCTGGCACTCTCGATCCATCATTAAGCCCTGGTTTGAATGGACAGCAACCAAGTTCTATCACGTTTCGTCACCAGAAACCTGGTATGTCTCCGCGATCCCCTGGTCAGAAAGAAACTCCGAAGCCTTTGCAGGGCAGCATGGGGAAGTTCTGGTGATCTACGATGAAGCCTCCTCTATTCCTGATTGTATCTGGGATGTATCGGAAGGAGCCATGACCACGGCAGGGGCGATGTGGTTTGTCTTCGGTAACCCGACCAGGAACACCGGACGTTTCAGAGAATGCTTTGGCAAGTTCAAGCATCGATGGAAGAACAAACAGATAGACTCTCGCACCTGCAAGATGACCGACAAGCGCAAGCTGGAGCAATGGGTCCAGGATTTCGGGGAACAATCTGACTTTATCAAGGTCAGGGTTAAAGGAGAATTTCCTTCAGCTTCTAGCATGCAGTTTATCTCCGGTGACCTGGTAGATGATGCGATCGCCAGGGAGGCTAAATGCTACCTGGAAGAGCCGCTCATTATCGGTGTTGACGTTGCCCGATTTGGTGACGACCAATCTTGTGTTTGCTTTCGGCGAGGCCGCGATGCCAGAACCATCGAATGGACCAAGTATAGAAATATGGACACGATGCAACTGGCCGCAAGAGTTTCTGAACTGGTGAGATTACACCAGGCAGATGCTGTTTTCGTGGATGGTGGTGGAGTTGGAGGGGGTGTTGTAGATAGACTCCGGCAGCTGCATGTGGATTGCATCGAGGTCAACTTCGGCAGTAAGGCAGAGGATGCCAGGTACAACAATAAAAGGGCAGAGATATGGGGCAATATGCGCGATTGGCTGCAAGGTGGCGCCATTCCAGAGGATCGCGAGTTAATGGATGACCTTATTGGTGTTGAATATGGGTTTACTCCAACGAACAAGATTCAATTGGAAAAGAAAGAAGACATGAAAAAAAGAGGGCTGGCTTCCCCTGACATGGCAGATGCCCTGGCATTAACATTTAGCTATCCGGTAGCACCAAAGGGTATGGCAGCCCATCGAGGAGAGGCGGCTAAGAAACGCAGAAATTATGATCCATTTAAAAGGCGAAAATGACGTCTAAAACAAATAGCGCGGAGAATAAGAAATGCTTGAACTATTAACAGTTTTAATGTGCGGTGGTGGGGGAGGATCTCCTGCCCCTGCTTTTACTCCAACACCAACAGTTAAAACAAGAGGGACAAGATACCCCACATCTGATGTGAGAAGGCAACAAGCACAAAACAGATCATCAAGTGGCTCTGGTGGGGGCGGTTTCGGTTCCTCAACCAGGGGGGATTTGTTTACCGGCACCCAGGGGATAGGGGACATGTCTTTATCAACCGGGAAAACATTATTAGGAGGATAAAGCTATGGCAATAGGAACAACGACAGCATTAATTTTAGGAGGTTCAATGATAGCGACCGCTGCGGTATCTTCATCCCTGGCTCCTAAACCTATAAAGCCGCCTGATAATACCGAATTTTTAAAACAGCAAACGATAAATGCGAAGAAGGCTGCGGATACTTCATCTACTCCTATGATAAAGGCAGCCAAAAAGGCATCGGGTCCGGCCACTTCAAACACCTTATTGAGCGGTGGCGTGGGGGATGATGATTTAAATACTGGTAACCCATTACTCGGATAAAAAGAAATGGCGGATTTAAACGAAAAATACATGCGGCGGCTAGGCTCTTTGAAGCTAGAGCGAGAATCCTATTACGCCCATTGGAAAAAGATTACCGATACGCTACTGCCCAGATCCGGCAGATACTTCCTGGAAGATAGAAATGATGGGGAGCGGAGAAACAACGACATTTATGATTCTACCGGTACCAGGGCATTGAATATCCTGGCCGCTGGCATGATGGCAGGAATGTCTTCTCCGGCTCGCAAGTGGTTTAACCTGGCATTATCCAATAGGGATTTAATGCAGTACCAGCCTGTTAAGGAATGGCTAGACGATGCGGCTGAAATCCTACGAGACATCTTTTCTAGATCGAATGTGTATCGAGTTCTGCATGGACTCTATGAAGAAATGGGAGCCTTTGGCACCGGATGTGCTTACATCTTCCGAGATCATAAAGACCTGATTCGTTTATATCCACAAACGATAGGGGAGTTTTACCTGGGACAAAGCAATCGCTACGAAGTCGATACAGTTTACAGAGAATTCCAAATGCAGATCTCTCCCCTGGTGCAGGAATTTGGTTATGACAATGTAAGCAAGACAGCGCAGATGCACTATGACAAGAACCAGATGGATGAATGGATAACGGTCTTGCATGCAATCCAGCCCAGGAAGGAACGCGACCTTAATAAATCCGATAATGTCAATATGCCCTGGGAATCGGTTTTCATTGAGCCAGGGCAAGATAATAACCAAACATTAAGAGAATCTGGTTTCCTTCAGTTTCCCGCGTTAACGCCTCGATGGATTGTAAGAGGCGGGGATGTTTATGGATCAGACTGTCCAGGCATGACTGCTCTGGGGGATATTCTGCAGCTGCAGGACGACCAGCTTAAAAAAGCAAAAGGCATAGATTACCAGGCCGATCCGCCTTTACAGGTTCCAACCGCGTTGAGGGGTAGCGAAGATGTGTTGCCAGGCGGGATCAGTTACTATGATCCTGCCGCTCCTTCAGGGGGGATTCGATCTTCTTTTGAGGTAAACCTCAACCTCCAGCATTTACTGGAAGACATCATGGATGTAAGAGGCCGGATCAATTCCGCTTTCTTTGTAGATATGTTCCAGATGATTTCCTCGCAGCAACGTATGCAACCCGAAACCGCAAGAGAAGTGCAGGAGAAACATGAAGAAAAACTCCTTATCCTGGGTCCTGTTTTGGAAAGAAACCAGAATGAATTGCTCGATCCCTTGATCGATAACGCGTTTATGATCGCCCTGCAAGAGAATCAGTTTCCTCCTCCCCCGGAAGAGTTACAAGGCCAGGACATAAGCATCGAATACATATCAATGTTAGCCCAGGCACAAAAGGCGGTAGGAATAGGTTCCCTAGATCGGATTGTCGGAACGGTCGGTCAGATGGCAGCGGTTCAGCCGGAAGCCCTGGACAAACTCAATACCGATGAAATCATCGATGAATACAGCAATATGCTTGGGATCGCGCCGGATCTCATTGTTGCTAATGATCAAGTGGCGATGATTCGCCAGCAACGCCAAGCGGCACAAGCCCAGGCAGAGCAAATGGCAGCAATTCCAGAAATGGCTAAAACGGCTAAGACATTAAGCGAGACTCCGGTCGGTGAAAACACCGCCTTAGAAAACGTGGCCAGCCAGTTTACCCAACTATGAGCCAAACTAAATTTAATGAAAGGCGAGAAAAGCAGCTTGCTGCCAAATCAAAGAAAGATCAAAGGCTGGATGATTTAAGAATCATTTTAGGATCTGCCGCCGGAAGGAGATACATCAAAGGCTTGCTTGAATTTCATGGGGTATTTCAATCGATCCCTGGCACCAACAACGTAGAGATATACAAAGCCATGGGAAAGCGGGACGCAGGTCTAAGAATCTATGGAGAGATAGCAGAAGCAGATGGGGAGTTAGCACAAAAAATGTTTATTGAATTTTTAAGGAGAGATTCATGAGTGAAGAAAACGAAGTAGCCGCAACGACCGAGGTCACGGCGGACCAGGCAGAAACCCAAGAGAGCCAAGCAAATAGCGAGGCAGGTGAAAGCCAAGAAGCACCGAAACAGGATGCACAAGGATTCACCCTGGAAGTACCGGAAGGTTTTGACATGGATGAATCTGCCACTAAAGAGTTTTCCGATTTTGCCAAGGAATTAGGAGTCGATCAAGAGAAAGCACAAAAGATGCTGAATCGTCATATCGAATCCTTAAACGATTCCCTGGGAAGATCAGAGAAAGCCCAAAAGGAAATGCACGAGTCGTGGGCAGCAGAATCGAGGAATGACAAAGAGTTTGGCGGAACCAACCTAGCGGAAAATATTACGAATGCCAGGAAGGTGATGAATTCCTTTTCTAATCCTGCAACCGACTCGGATGGCAAGCCGATCCTGTATCAAGAGGGTGCTATGAAAGGTCAGCAAATGACCAGTATAGAAGTTCTTTTAGGACAAACAGGTATGGGGAACCATCCGGAAATGATTCGGCTGTTTCACCGTATTGGAAAATCAATGAGTGAGGATACTTTTGTCAAGGGTGATATGAGGCCCATGGAAAAAAAGAAATCTCACGCGGACGTTATGTATGGAGATTCACATCCTGCATAAATAAACCAATTCAGTAAAGGAAATTGAATTATGGCTACTTTAGCTGTTACTAATCCGACCCTCGCGGACGTTGCCAAGGCGACCGATCCCGATGGGAAAATTGCAACAATAGTAGAAATTTTAAATGAAACAAATGAAATGCTCGATGACATGGTCTGGGTTGAAGGTAACCTGCCGACCGGTCACCGAACAACGGTTAGAGCCGGGTTACCGACTCCAACCTGGCGTAAATTGTACGGCGGTGTTCAGCCCAACAAGGCAACCAATGTGCAAGTCACCGATACAACCGGCATGCTCGAAGCGTATGCGGAAATCGATAAAGCGTTGGCAGATTTGAATGGCAATACCTCTGCATTCCGAATGACCGAAGACAAAGCCCATATCGAAGGCATGTCCCAGGAATTTATGAATACGGTTATGTATGGCAACGAAGGTACGGCTCCGGAAGAGTTTACCGGGTTCGCGCCTCGATTCAACGACAACTCAGGTCCTGCCAATGCGGATAACATCCTCTTGGGCGGTGGATCTGGTTCAGACAATAGCTCAATCTGGTTGATCTCCTGGGGAACCGATACCGTTCACGGTATTTATCCTAAAGGATCAAAAGCGGGTCTTCAGTTTGCAGACAAGGGTCAGGTTACCCTGGAAGATGCTTCTGATGGTTCCAACTCTGGACGTATGGAAGCCTATCGATCTCACTATAAGTGGGATTGTGGTCTTTCGGTTCGGGATTGGAGATATGTAGTTCGTATCTGCAACATCGATAATTCTGCCTTGCAAGCGGATAAAGGCGGATCATCGGCGGATATTACCGACCTTATGTCACAAGCTGTTGAATTGCTGCCGAATGCGAGCAAGGGGCGACCTGCGTTCTACATGAATAGAGTGCTACGTTCTACGCTTAAACGACAGATTGCCAATACAACCAATGTGAACCTCACGCAGGATCAGGTTGGTGGTAAGAGCGTTGTGAGCTTTGACGGTATTCCGGTCAGACGTTGTGACGCATTAACCAGTACGGAAGCTACCATCTCCTAACGGTGGATGGTTTTTAATTAGAACATTAACTTCTCTTTAGGAGATAAATCATGAGTTATGTAGATTCACGTTTAGAGTTTTCATCTGCCCAGGCTTTGACAGCAACGGCAGATAGCACAAACGTGGTTGACCTTACCCAAACTGCAAGGCAGATTGGCGCAGGTAAACCGCTGTGGGTGCATTTCAATGTTACGGTCGCCGCAGATGTAGCTAATGGTGATGAAACCTATGAGTTCACCGTAGCTACAGGAGCGGCTGCAAGTCTCGGAACGCAGATCGCTTCCATGGCAATCCCTCGCGGTACGTTAGTCGCGGGTTATACATTCTCTTTGGCCGTCCCTGTTGAGAGAATGCTGCGGTATGTTGGGGTTGAGTATGTCCTCGGTGGGACTTCTCCAACGATCACGGTAGATGCTTACATGTCTGATCAAGAAGCTTACACCTGGACAAGCACCGCGGACGCTATTTAATTTAGCGTTTGCTCCTCCGGAGATAGCGAGGGTAGTCCTCCTCCCTCGCTATCTTTCCTTTTAAGGTTGGGTAATAAATGGGTATGCCGTTTGAAGGGAATTGTATTCATCCAAGAACTAAGAAAAAAAAGAATGGATCGGTGTTCTGCTTGGCTTGCCATCAGATAATTAAGGAAGGGAAATCAAATGAAAAAGAAAACAGCAGGGCAAACCAACTTCCTGCGAGGTGACTTGTGGGTATAAAGGTTAAAGCAAAAGAATTGGGGTATTTCGGATCGCAACGCAGACGGCCTGGGGATATTTTTGAAATTAAGGATGAATCCGAAAGAGGCTCCTGGATGATCGGCGTTGACGATGATCTGCCTCCTGAAAAAGATAAGATGCCGTTTACATCACCCATTAAAGGAACTAAAGCGGGTGGAAATATCTATAAGAAAGAAAATAATCCCTGGGAAGAACCGGTCGGAGAATCTAAGACCGCTACTCCAGAAGCAGAAGAAAAACCTAAGAAATCAAAACGGAGAAAGTAAATGGCTTCAGCTGTCGATATTTGTAATTTAGCCCTGGCGCATATCGGGAATAAGGCCGAGGTCACGGCTATCGTTCCTCCGGATGGAAGTGCAGAAGCGGCTCAATGCGGGAAGTTTTACCCGATTGCCAGGGACGAATGTTTGTCTGAGTTTGATTGGGGTTTCGCTAAACGCCGCCAAACCTTGGCGCAAATATCAGGAACCGCACCCTCCGGCTGGGAATACTGGTATACCGTTCCCAATCCTTACCTGGTTGCCAGGCAAGTGGTTGTTGAGGAATATAACACCCCGGTGCAGTTTACCACGGAGAGTCATTCAACCCATGGGACGATCATCCTAACCAACACCGATAATGCGGAACTTTGGTACACCGCTATTATTGAGGATACGACTAAATATCCTCCTCTTTTTATCCATGCTTTGTCCTGGTTGCTTGCCTCTTATCTTGCGTTGCCGATCACCAGGGAGCCAAAAATTAAGGAAATTGCAGCGCAGCAATACAATTTAAACATGGGAAAAGCAAAAGCAATTGACGCATCCCAGGGTAAGCAGCTAAGTAAATCAGACTTGAATCTTGGAACCTACCAGCCTAGCGGTATTAAGGCTAGGACTTAGAGGAATATATGGCAAGGATACACCAGCGTTCTTTTGGGGGCGGGGTTATCGCTCCGGAATTACTCGGAAGGATCGACCTAAACCATTACCAAACAGGGCTTGCAACCTGTCTTAATTTTTATCCTGTCCCGCATGGGCCACTTGTGAACCGGCCAGGATTCCAGTTTATTAAAGAGGTGAAAGACGGCGGGACAACCTCTACCAGGGTGGTGCCTTTTATCTTCAATACCGAGCAAGCGTATTGCATTGAATTCGGAAATTTGTATCTGCGGATTCATACCGAAGGCTCTACGGTTTTGGAAGCGAACAAGACGATATCCGCCGCGACCCAGGCGAATCCTTGTGTTATTACCGCAACGAGCCATGGGTTTTTGAATGGGGAAGAGGTTTATGTTTCCTCTGTCGTTGGGATGACGCAATTAAATGGCCGGTATTTTAAGGTCGCGAATAAGACCACGAACACCTTTGAGATCACCGATCTCCAGGGCAATAACATCAATTCATCTGCCTACACCGCATATGGTTCAGCGGGAACGGCTGCCAGGGTATATACTGTAACCACGCCTTATGCGACCGCTGATTTATTCGAAATTAACTACACCCAATCCGCCGATGTGATGACTTTAGTTCATCCTTCGCATGCACCCAGGGAGTTAAAACGCCTGGGGGCTACGAACTGGACTTTAACGACAATCACCTTTGCGCCTAGCGTTGCGGCCCCTGGGGGAGTTTCCGTAAGCGCTTCTCCGACTTCAGGCTCCCTTACTTATAAATATGTGGTCACCGCATTATCCGATATCCTGGAAGAATCCCTGGCATCGGGTGAAGTGACGGCAACAAAT